AAACAATCTTGCCAGCTGAGCATGAAGAACATCAATTCCCACGTTTGGGAACCCTAGTTCGAAATGTTGCCGTCTCAACGACAACAGGTAAGTTACCAGTATTCCAAGATTCAGGCGACAAATTAACAGTTCATACTGAATTTACAGAAACGACGCCGAACCAAAAGCCGGACATTAAGCCAGTGCCGTGGGACTTGAATACTTACACCGGCCGTTATGTTTTTAGTCAAGATTTAATCTCAGATTCAACCTACGATTGGGAAGGTGAATTCCAAAATAGTTTGATTGAATTACGTGATAACACGGATGATGATTTGATTGCAACTCAATTGACCAAAGGAATCACCGCAACGGCTGCTACCGACCTGATCACTGAAATTAAGTCAGCGTTGAACAAAGGTTTGAAGCCGCTTGATTCTGCTAATGCATCTATTGTGCTATCACAATCCGCATTTGATGAATTAGACAATTTGAAGGATACGACTGGCCGCCCAATCGTCCAACCAAATGTTACGTTATCAACTGGTAACGGAATCCTTGGCCGACCCGTTATTGTCTTGGATGATTTATTGTTCCCTGGTGCTGCACTCGGCGATGCCAATGTCATTGTGACTCCATTACAGAAGGCTGTAATCAAATTCAAGAACAATGAAATTACCGGTCAATTCCAGGATACGCACGACATTTGGTATAAGTCATTGGGTATTTATTTACGAGAAGATGTTGTACAAGCTCGTGCTGATTTGATTAATTTGATTTCATCAAAAGTACCATCTGGTAGTAAAACTGCCTAAATAGTAGGCGCATTCTAAGGCCCAGTTCAACATTTAGACGTGTGATCGCCAACGAAATAAACAATGAGAGCGTGAGCAAAGGCGGTTAGTTTGAAGGAAGTGAGTAAATGGCGGATGATGTGGCAACTGATGAGGTGACAGTTGCTCAAATGCAGGAATATTTAAATTTGGATGGTGATGATGATACTGTCACGCTTAAATTATTAATTGATGCTGCCGAGGAAGATGCCCGTGGGAATGTTGATGAAAATATTCCTATTGAGGAGTATCGCAAGTATAAGCAGTTCAATCAAGCAGTCCGGGTACTGGTCGATTTTAATTATTATAATCGTGGTAACTTAGCTACAACTCAGTTGGCCTATCCACCGAGCTATTTATTTATGATCAATAGTTTTCGATGGAAGATTCGGAGGGCAGAAAATGAAGATAGCAACCAATCGTCTTAATAAAAAGATAGAATTCGGTAACTATGTTTCCGTTCCAAATGATGCCACTGGAGATTATGATAGTGATTTTGTTTCCGAGTTTACTGTGCACTGTGCATTGTACCAACGAACTCAAACGCAGCAGTATCAATTACTTGGTACGGAATTTGAGGATACGATCACGGTTGCTGTTCGAAGTAATCAAAAAATCAGTAAAAAGGTAAAGGCTCACTTTGTTGGAGACGATGAAGATTTAATTTACAGCATAAGGTCTATTTCTCAGGACGCAAGTGGGCTACCTATTGGATATGATCTGGTTATGTTGAAACAATATCAGAAATCAGGTGATTAAATGGGATTAGGCGAGCAAATGCAAGCTTTTATGGAAGAAGTCAATCGACGAGTACCGACTACTGAAATAAAGTCAGAAATGACGAAGGCGGGTGCTCATGCTTATACTGAACATTTAAAGTCTGTAACTAAGCGTTCCGATAACAATGACGTTAAATATCGCCATTTGGCGGATGAGATTACCTCTCAAAATACTGATATTGACAATGAACCGAATGGTAACAGTGTCGCAGGGTTCAAGGATAAGGCCTATATTGCTAGATTTTTGAATGATGGTACGGTGAAGATGAAGGCAACCCATTTTGTAGATAATGCTCGGTTAGATTCTCGTGAAGCGGTGTTTGCTGCAGAAAAACAGAAGTATGAAGAACTGATGGGCGGTGATCATTAGTGGACTTGCCAGTTATTCAAGCTAGAAAGCTAGTAGAAGCTAGCCAACTAACGTGGTTAGATAACTTATATCAGACGTCAATACCAGACGGTGTTACACCAAGCTCCAAGACGACTAGCATGGTAATCAGTGAGTTTATTAATGAGCCACAGTATTATGCTAATGGTCAGTTTAAAGGATGGCACATTGGCGTTGAAATTCAGATTATCTACGCACTTGGTAAACAATTACAAATTCAAAACTTGGAAATCAAATTGGCAACGTTATTTATCAGTAATCGTTGGCAGATTGACCAATCCAAGCAACATATTAAAGACCCGGATACTGGACAAGTATCTAAGGTCTTTTATTTTACGAAAAATTTGATTTTAGATAAGGAGGACATGTAAATGTCAGGTGGAGGTAGTAGTTTTGGTATCAAATGGACGAAGTGGGCGTTAATCGACGCGACAGGTAAGTTGATTACAACTGCTGAAAAAAGTCTGGGCACGGATGGTGTTTATTTAGCAGATCAGGACTCAGAAGGCGCGGTAACGGCAAACATTACTGGTCTTGAAGAAAAAGGATCAGATGATTATGCCAACAACAAAAAGAAGCGGTCAAAACATGGGGCACAATCACCAACAGTTGCGTTAACAATGCTCGATATTGATTATCGCTACCTAATGATGATGAAAGGTTATTATCACAGCCCTAATGGTGGTTATGTCTTGTCATCAAAGAAGAAACCTCATGTTGCTCTAATTGTTTGTTCTAGTGATTATGATGGTAAAGACATTTATGACTGTTTCGCTAACGGTGAATTAATTGAAGTTGCTCATAACCATGGGACCAACAATGCCAATGAAACCGATTATCAAGCAACGTTGGAATATGATGCATCGGAACCGTTAGATGATAGCGTATTTCTTGATGATAATGGGGTCCAACAACCCTATAAGTGTTTCTATGAAGCCGATGAAGACTTTGATGAAGCAAAAATGTTAAATGAAGTCTTTGGTGGTTACACTGCACCAACTGACGGTAAACCAGCGGCAGCTTAACAAGAATGCGGGTAAGAGACGAGTAAGCCTATCAGGTGGAAATGAGACGCAACAGGAGGAAAAAACATTGATTATTAAAATCCAAGCTAAACAAATTGGTATTGAAAAGCCAATCACGGTTGTACCATCGTTGTTTTTACAACGTCGGACGACTAAGATGGCCCGTTTTATTAACAAAGTCAATATTCAAAGTTTACAAGAACAGATCAAAGCTGAAAACAATGCGAATGGCGAATCGGATGATGAAGAATCCGAAAAGGCACAAAGTGATTTAGATAAGTTAAAGGCTGATTTAGAAGATGCCAAATCTGATGATAATGATCTGGATAGCGAGGATGAGATTGTCGAAGAATCCTTTACTTATCTGAAAGATGTTTTGAAGCTTACCACTAAACAGGTTGAAAAGGCCGAAAGACACCTTGGTGGTTATCAAGATTTGATGACCTATGTTGCATATGTTATGGGACGTATCAAGGGGAATACTGATGCTGAATTATTGGCCGGTAAAAACGAAGCTGATCAAGATATGACGGATCAAGACCCAAAACAAAATTAGCCGCATTACGGAAGCTTGATTTTAAGTTCAAAAATGAAGCCGAGGACTTTGACTATTTTAGAAAGCGGCTCTTAGTTGAATCCGGTATGCTGCCTAGCAAAGTTGATCAAGAGGATTATTTTGAATTAGCTGAGGTGGTTAACTCGAAGGCACCGGAGGATCGTGTTGTGAGTTCAGCCGAGGCACATCGACGGATGAGGGGAGGTTAGATAAATGGCAGGAAATGTTCAGTATGAAATGGCAACCCGTGTTGCCATCGATACTGTAAGTGGTGTCGGTTCATTAAAGGGACTAAAAGATGCCATCAGTGCTACAACGAATGCATGGAAAGCCGAAGAAATCGCCCTAAAGTCTTCTGGTGATGCTGTGGGTGCTGCTCAGGCTAAGTACAATGGGTTAGGCGATACAATTGATCGCCAAAAGGCTAAGATTGAGGAATTACGAACTCGCCAAAATGGTTTAGATACAACAACTCAAAAAGGTGCCGAGAGTTATTTAAAGCTCCAAAAGCAGCTTGAGTCTTCAACTAAGCAGTTATCATCGCTGGAATCTCAACAGGATCGTGCTAAGTCTAGCATGAATTACTACACCAGCGGATTAGCAGAATTGCAAAAGGGCTACCGCCAAGCTGGTGAACTATCAAATAGTTATGTGGAGCGGCTAAAAGCTGAGGGCCAGACTGAAAAAGCTAATAAGGCACAGCTTAACGGCTTAAAGCAATCTTTGTCTAATTTGACGGAACAATATGATAAGCAAGAATCTGAGTTGCGCCGAGTTGCCAGTGAATCTGGTCTCACTAGTGAAGCCTATAAAAAGCAAGCAATTCGAGTTAACGAAACCGGTACTAGTGTTGCTAAGACTAGAACCAAGATTAGTGAACTGAATGATTCAATGAGCAAGCCACACACCTCATTCCTGAGTGGTGTTAAGGATAAACTTTCCGGGGTTAATAACGAAGCCTCCAAGACTTCAAAAATTGGGAGCAGAGTAAAGGATTTTGTAACTGGTACGCTGATTGCTCAAGGAATTTCTAACTTAGCGTCCAAGACTATGGAATGGGCAAAGTCAGGGTTTGAGTCCGCTGAAGCAGCCGTTGAAGTTGGTGAGCGATGGAAGAATATTGGTATCAATGATTATGGTGTGAAGCAATTGGGTGCATCTACAAAATCATTGAAGGAAAATACCAATTTGTCAGCGACCGCGGTTGGAAACATGCTTACTAAGTTTTATGGCATGACCGGTAGCGTGAAGCAAGCACAAGACTTAGCCAATGGTGTTGGTAGCCTTGCCGATAAACTGAAATTGAGCCAACAGCAGTCAGATGGTTTTGCCAATGGTTTGAGTAAAATTGAAGCCAGTGGGAAAGTTACTAGCCAGTCGTTAACTCGGCTAGAAAAGCAAGCTCCTGGGCTATCAACTGCACTTGCTAAGTCTGCCGGTATGTCACAGGACGGATTTAACAAGTTGGTAGCTTCTGGAAAGATGACTAGTACTCAATTCAACAACATTTTGGACAAAGCCTCCAAGGATTACGGCAAAAACAGTGAAGAGTTTGATAAAAGCTCCGCTGGTGCGATGCATCATCTGCAAGTCGGTTGGGCTGATACCAAGCAAGCATTGATGAAGCCGCTTGTTAATGTCGCTGGGACTGGAATGGACGCTCTTAATAAAGCCTTGGATAATCCTGCAACGCAAAAAGCTGTTACTCAGCTGGGACAAGGAATTGCAAATCTAGCGACTAAATCGGCTGGTTTAGTCGATTATTTGTCCGCACATACAAAGGATATTACTTCAATTACTTCTAGTATTGTCGAAATTGCCAAAATTATTGGTGAAACAATTTGGAAGACATTTGTCGATGTGACTGTCGATATTTCGAAGGCCTTTGGTAACTTTGGCTCAAATGCCAAAAAGAGTAAGGATCCATTAGATCAGTTGAGTAATGCATTGGCTGCGATTGCTAAACATAAAACGGCAATTGCTGACTTAACTAAAGTATTTCTAGGACTAATGGCAACCAAGAAAGTTCTTGGATTCACTTCTGCGCTAACTGGTCTTGGCAGTAAAATGATTTTTAAGCCGAAAGTTGATAGTAAAGATGCTGGTCGTGACTTAACAGCATTCGGTAACCTTGGGAAAAAAGTCGGAATCAAGATTGGTAGTTCTTTAAAATGGACGGCCCAAGTGGCAAAAAGCGGCGCTGAGAAGGCAGTCTCTGCTTTATGGAGCGGTATTAAGGGAACTGGTAAATTAATTGGAAAGAGTTTGAAGTTTACCGCTAAGCTAGCATATAGTGGCGCTAAAAAATCACTATCCTTACTGTGGTCTGGAATTAGAGGTACTGGTAAATTAATTGGTAAAGGATTGCAATTTACAGCCAAGATTGCGGTTAGTGCTGCTAAAACTGCTTTATCCGGTTTACTTAAAGCTGCTCAAGTCACTGGTAAAGGTTTGAAGGCGGCTTTTAATTTTGCAAAAGCAAATCCGTTTATTCTGATTGTGAGTGCGATTGCCGCAGTAGTAGTCGCACTTGTTGAATTATACAAGCACAATGCCAAGTTTAGAAAGTTTGTAAATGGCCTGATTAAGTCTGCTAAGGACGCTTGGAAGAATGTCACGAAGTTCTTTAAAAATATGTATAAGGATACTGTTGGTCAGGTTGGCAAAATGATTGGGAGTATTTCGAAGTCCTTTAATAGTATGAAATCTACTATGTCGAAACGAACCTCCGAAGCTTGGAAATCCACTAAATCATCATTCTCAAATGGTTGGAACAATGTAAAAAGTAGTACTTCCAGCGGTGTTAGCAAAGTTGGTAGTTTCTTTAGTAATATGCGTAAGAATACTACCAGGGAATCAACTAATATGTTTAACAGTCATAAGGCGACATTCAGGTCTGGTTACCGAGTGATGCAAGACTACACTGGAACATTTCATGATGTAATGAATGGCAAGTGGAATCGAATTGGCAGCGACCTAAAGCGGACAGCAAATGACCTAACTAATTTTTGGCGGAGAATTTTTAAAGGTGTCTATGACTGGTTAAATAACATTACTGGTGGTCGCTTAGGCGACATGCTGAATAAATTTAGGTCAGTATTCGGACAAATTAAAGGAGTTATTTCTGGCGCTGAGGGCGGTATCAAACATGCCTTTACGGGTATTGTCAGAGGTATTTTCTCACCCTTCAATAGTATGTTGTCTGGGTTAAAGAAAGGTATCAACTGGGTACTTGATAAAGTTGGAGCCTCGAAGATTAGTGCTAGTTGGAGTATTCCATTGCCATCTTATGCAACTGGGACAAAGGACACTCATCAGGGTGGATTAGCCCTAGTCAATGATTCAAAATCAACACATTACCAAGAAATGTATCATTTTCCCAGTGGTCAAATTGGTATGTTCCCAGCCGTGCACGACATGGTTGTTCCCTTACCTAAAGGAACGTCTGTTTTAGATGGTGAAAAGTCATTTCAACTTAGTAAAGTGCTGGGATTGCCACACTATGCTTCTGGTATTGGTAGCTTTTTTAAAGGAATGTGGAATAAGGGTAAAGATATTCTGGAAGACACGGACAAAATCATCGCTCATCCGATTGAGTTCATGAAGAGTGTCTTTGCCAAGTATACGAGTGGTATTAAAGCTAGTGCTGGTTTGGCGACAGATATTGTAAAGAATTTACCAGGAACAATTGCAAAAGGTGCTTCTGGCTGGATTAAGAAACTGTTTTCTGATTTTGCTGGAGACGGTGGACCAAGTTCAGGCAACCCTGGAGGATCTGGCGTACAACGTTGGAAGTCCGATGTTAAGAAAGCTTTAGCAGCGAACAAGCTGAGTACATCAGCAGCTATGGTTGCCAAAGTTCTGCGTCAAATTACCACAGAATCTGGTGGCAATCCGGCGGCCAGACAGGGTGGCGCTGATCCAGATGGTGACGGATCCGGCCCGGCTCTCGGGCTAATGCAAACCAAGCGAAGCACATTTAATGCCAATGCATTTAGTGGACACAAACAAATTTTTAATGGGTACGACAACCTTTTGGCAGGGCTTCATTACGCTAAAGCTCGCTATGGTTCAAGCCTTTCATTCCTTGGTAATGGGCATGGATACGCTAAC